GTACAGTAAAGAGTTAGAAGAAAAATTAGGGTCTGTTCTCGATATCTCACAGATGTTTGGTTATGCTTCTTACTGATACAGACAAAGTAAAAAGTCTGTCCGATCTAGGTCTAAAAGTTTTTCAAGTTATGTACGATCCGGTTAATCACCCAAACCACTACACGCAAGGTTCTATTGAAGTGATTGACTTTATGGAATCTTGCTTAACCCGAGAAGAGTTTTGCGGCGGGTGCAAAATGAACGTCCTGAAGTATGTCTCGCGTGAGAAATTTAAGAACGGTACAGAGGATCTAAAAAAAGCCCGGTGGTATTTAGACCGTTTAATCTCCTATTTGGAAGATGAGGTCAGAACGCGCTAAGATAAACCAAACAGTCTCTTTATATGGATATTCGAGCTTTTGGCTCCGTATATGGGCAGACGTCGATGCTGCCTTATGCGAGCGGTTTTGGGTGGGCGCCTGGCCTAGGTCGTAAAAATTTTCCTACGTGTCGCGCAATTTTCATTGAATCAAAGTCCAACAACAGTAAAGATTATTTAACCGTAGAGCTTTCCGATGCTCCTGGCCAGCAATCCACGGCTCTTAACCTAGAGGGAAATACGCTTATACCTATTGCTTGTACTGCGCTTATTAGCGGCTCTGTAAACGGCGTTTTTGTACTGTACTAATGGATCCTTACGCACAAGCTGCTTTTGGTTTTGCTAAAGCATACCAAATGAACATGCAAGCCGCTGATGAGCAGCGGCGAGCTAATCAGCCGTCCACTAATGCTTTTGCGCAAGGGGTGACCGACGAAGAAACAGACTATCGCTTCTCCCCAACACCACAAGCACCCGTGCCTCCTACGGAGGAGTACACAGGTGTTCAGTCTGAAGGCGGTACTGTTTTAGATCAGTCAAACGGCACGCTGCTCTCTCGCGCAAAGCAAAAAGCTTCTAGGTACCTCCAAGGAGCATAATTGAGTTAATATAGTGAGACCCTTAAAGTCTCACTGTGCTCTTAGACTGTTTTACTTACTTTAATGAGCGTGAGCTGCTTGAGCTTCGAATTCGGACTCTTGAAGATTACGTTGACGGATTTTTAATTACAGATGCAAATCGAACTCACGCCACAGGTGAGTTAAAGCCTTTCACGTGTTTAGAAACTATTCGTGAGCTTGGGCTGCCTGAAGAAAAAATTCAAGTTATGCACGTAGAGCTGCCCTCTATGGAGGAAGCTCCGGATCCTTGGATTCGTGAAAGGGGCCAGAGGGACGCACTAGGCGTGGGTCTTCACCTGATGGATGACGATGATATCTTTATCTGTTCTGATTGCGATGAAATTACAAACCCTAGTAAGTTACCTGACGTAATTGAAGCTGTACGTGAGCATAAGGATAAAGTAGTTCGTCTTTCGATGTCGATGCACTACGGGAGGGCTGATCGACAACTTGTATCGCCAGAAGGTGAGTTATTTGACTGGCGTTGCGGCGTAGTGAGCACAGTGGGACAACTTAAGGATTTTGGTACGTTGTCTTCTATGCGCTCTACACAAAATAATTTTTATGTAGGCAGTCGAGACGCAGGCTGGCATTTCTCGTGGATGGGCGATTCGGATAGACGTCTAACAAAACTGAAATCTATTGCCGAAGCTTACATTTGGGATCGGCCAGAGGTTCAAGAACTATGTAAAGAGTTCGAGCCTGATGAGGGTAATACAGACATGCTGGGGCGACCAGACCATTTAATTACCTCCTACCCTGTCGAGGATTTACCCGAGGAAGCGGTTAAACTGGAAAGAGTTAGAAAGTATTTGCTTCCGGATGGCTAAGAGTATGCCGGCTGAGCTGCTTAAGAAGTTTGCAGCTGATCGTGAAGCCACCAAAGCCCCCAGCGGTGAGGAAGTGAGTGGTTCTAGCGAAAAGATGGCACGAGCAAAGGCTAAAGCCAAGAAGGCCAAAGAAAGCCTGTCTAAAAATTAATTCTCTTACGAGAATTTTCACACCCGTGGGTATAGATGTCCAGCTCGATTGAAACTAGGAAAAGATTCACCGAGATCTTAGAGGCGTCTCGTACTCAAGATCGGAGCAACCAGTCATCGACTATGGTTGTTCTGAGTCATTTGCAGCAGATGACCCTTTTGATGATCAAAAAGGGTCTTGCTTTTTACTGTGATCAAGACACTTTTAAGAGCCGCACTAAGTTCTTAGAAGACATTATTGCTTTAAACAAATTAGACATTCGTTTCCCTGCGATTATTCGCAACTTTTTGATCGATGGTTGCGGGTTGTTTTATTTTCGACCAGATCCAAAACTTAAATATCAGATTTATTTCTTTAATAAAAATCAATATCGTGTCTATCACGACGTAAATGGTAACGTTGAAGAGGTTGTAATTGTCTATAGCTATAAAATCAAGAACGCTAATTTAGGTTTACCTAGTAATAGTTACGGGCAGAACAAACGCTACGTTCGGCTAACCATTACAGCTGATGAAATCAGCGAAGTTGAGACTGATACTGAGCTGAGTTTTGACTTAGAGCCTGGTGCTGTCCTAACTCCGACAAAAAAGAGGCAAAACACACTTGGTTTTATCCCGGCAGTTGAGGTTTTAAACAAACCGAACGCTAGCGGTACGGAAGGTGAGGGCGAATTTGACCCATTTATGGAGCAGATCGTTCTTCACGATCAGCTGACTCGTAATATTGCGAAAAATATTGAGTTTTTTGGCAACCCGACCTTAATTAGTTCGCGCCCACGAAGCGATCTGGTCGAAGCGAACGACGCTCAGGGCAATTTCCGGCCAACAATCAGCAGCCAATCTGGTTTTGCTGGTGTCGACAGTCCTTCGACTCGTGTCAGTGAGCCTTTTGGCGCTGGTATGGGTTCTGGTTTGCGCGTTCCGCGAATTATCGCCAACGTCGAGCCATCGGATCGCGTGGGTTACATGACCCCGGACCCCGTTAATGGGGATATGAACCGGTATACGCTTCTTCTTCGCGAAGAAATTCGTACCGCGTTAGGTGGAGTTGACGAAATATCAATTTCTGCTGGCGCCACCGCAACAGAAATCAAAGGTTTGATGGGTCGTGCTCAAGCTACGGCTTTACGGAAGAACAAGAGTTTCCTGACTTACGGTTTTAACCGTTTGCTGGAGATGATGATTTATCACCAAGAAGTTATTTTCCGTGAGTCGTTTATTGCTGCAGCAGGGCTTAAAGAACCCAAACCTCCGACTGAAGAAACGGAAGAAAGTCTGCAGAAATATCAGACTTCTTTAGCTAAGTTTGAGTCGAAAGTTACTCAGTCTATTCAACTTGCGCTACAGGAGAATAAAGTTCCTCCCGGAGTTATAGGGCTACCGGAAGATGGGGATCGTACTGTAACTTACAGGTATCAAGGTGATGTTTACGAAGACACTGCCTACGACATAAACCAAAAGTCTATTGTCGTCCGTAACTTACAAGAACTCGGTGTGGATAGCATCGAAGCTCTTAAGTTCCTGTTTCCTGAAAAGACTGATTCTGAAAGAGCCGAAATGCTGAAGGGCTTCCCCTTCCGTATGGTTCAACAAACACAATCAGCAATGCAACAATTTCTGGTATTATTAAGCCAGATGTTGCAGTCTCCGCATCCTCTTGCGCCTAATCAGCCTCTTGCAGCTGATCCTAGACTGAATATCACTCCGCTCCTTTACAGGACATTCGACCACCTCGCGGAAGAACTAACTTACTCGGGTAGCTATGAGCCAGCAGATCCAAGCTTCGACCCCGAGCCCGGTCTCCCCGGCGGCAGCCCCGGCGGTAATTTCGGACCAGGGCTCAACCGCCTACCCGCAATGGGTGGCGCAAACCTCTACCCCGGCGGTAGCTTCGGTTCCTACAGCCCAACCGCCGTCGCAGGTGGCACCGGCTTCGGTCCCTTCTACCAACAACCAGTACAACCAGTTAACGTCGCAGTCCTCCCCCAGCAATCCCTGGGAAGCAGCGATGGGTACCCTGGAACGGGTACTGTCCCAGGTCAATTCGCAATCCCTCAACCAGGTTCCGTCGTCTCCTTACCAGACAATTTCGGAACCGGCTACTCAACTGAGCAGTCAGAATTTACAGGCCCAACCCTGGGCTTACCAGGCACCCCAGGTAGCGCAGACCTTGCCTACCAGCGTCTCACCGACCCAAACTTCCTCGCCGATTTCTACGGCCCCGCAAACGAGCGTAAGCCCCGTAACCGCCGAGGTCGTTAATCATTTCGGTATTGAAGCTCCTGGCATTCTGAATCAGTACGCCTGCTCTCTTGAGGATCTCCTCATGGAGCAAGCTCAGCAGATGGATGCTCTTTCTGCTCGCCATGATGCGATGCAGACCATCCTGACTGATGCGAATCACCTGGCCGAATACACTGATCGTTATTTCACCGAAGTGGTCCCCGTGGATATTGACGGCGACACTCAGGTGTACCAGGGTCAGCAACAGGCTTACCAGCCTCGTTATGACATGCCTGCTCCTCCTGCTAATGCTGGCGGCTCCAACACTGGTGCTCAGCCTCAACAGCAGTGGGAGCAGTTCAGCGATGTCATGAACCGCAACCCTGAAAACGCTTGGCGTTATCTGAGTCAGATGGGTCCCGAAGCTATGCGCAGCAAGCTTCTGTTTATGGATCCTGCTTGATAGGTTAGGAAAGCAAGAGGATTAGCCCTCAATTTTGAGGGCTTTTTTCTTGCTATCGTTTATTTACTTGGAGAAACACTATGCGAACTCTTGGTGATCGTCCTTACAGGACTGCGCCCGAAGTCAAAACTGAAGAGCCGGTAGTAAACGAGCCCACGCCGGTTGAAGAAGCTACTGAATCGAATAACTTTGATGAGTCAGTGGTAATCAATTAATTTAATTTTCGTTTTTACCTATCCGCCTTTCAATTTCTTTTTCAGCTAATCGTTCTGCGGCTGCCAGGATACGAATACCAGCGTAACCAATAATAAATGAGGTCGCTATGGCCTCATTTTTTGTAAGTTTAAATCTTTCTTCGATCGCTGGACTTACAAATGTAGCCAGCATGAAGCCAACAACAGAGGCCTTGATTAAATAAGGTATAACTTTCCTTAGCCCCCGTGGGTGCGTAAGACTTTCAGTAATTGATCCTGAGAAACAGGCTATCGATGCTTCAGGATCTTCAAAAAACACTGTAAGTGCCTTCTCAAAATGGGGCTGCATTTTGCCTTACAGAGCTTCGTAACTATTTTAAACCAAGTAAAATTAAAGTATCTGGAGTGTCACTATGGTGTATACACCGCAAACTAATTGGAAATACGATAAAAACTTATATCACCCGATTCAGTCCGGCCCTCAGCGCACTGGAGACAATTTAAATCTAACAAATACGTATTTAACAATTTCTAGCGGGTATGTAACACCTTCTGGAATTAATCAAACTTGGTACGGTGTTTTAGATGAAGGTGCTGATTTTGGCTTAATCCCTGTTGGCCCTCCGAACTTAAGCGGCTACTTCACTACTGACTGGAAGGCAGTTCCGCCGGCTCCGTCTGGTTATTGGACAAACTATGAGAACGTACTGCCCCACAGCTCTGGTTTACTAGATACATATGTAGGTTTCAGAGCGCAAGGTTTGTACCGTGTCGCAAATGCGACAGTACAGACTGCTTATGGGCCTCGACCAGGGCTGCGTAACTTCGGTACGCATATTTGGTACGGAGAACAGATTCCTGATAATCAAAACTATGACCCGTTTAAAACACCTAGTTCTAACGACAGCAGTCTCGACGGCGGAGGAATAACCGGGGGTGGCGTAACCCACCCTGCAACTCGCTCACCTACTCTCACCAACCCAACAAACAACACTTCAGGATCACGTGCCGCGTGGGTTTACCATTATCCGATTTATTGCCAGTCGTTTACTGAAACTCGGTACACAGGTGTTCCTGGCCAGATGGGTATACCGGTGCGGAATAGTTATCGCGGCAAGTCACTTCGTTACGTCCCTAACTACGGTTCTGTATACGGTGTACTTGGAGAAGGTGTGCGTAACATGGTGCGTACGTTTAGTCCTGGGACAAAGATTTAAATGTGAGTCCAGGTGCGTCTTTGGAGGATGTTGTTAATCGATTGCCTAGAAGTATCGAGCTCCTGCGCAATTAGAGGAGCTCGATAGTACTTAGGGTGCGCCCCTTCCTGCAGAGCTCTTAGACAGAGTACTTGCTCTTCATTCAGCTTTGCTTTTGCGTTTTTCTCTCCTCGTAGGACCTCTGACGAGCTTTCTGAACGTGGTATCCAGGAAACATTTCCTGGCTCGTAATCACCCGTATCCCCTTTCCTCGACAGAGAGGTTCCTACAGGCGCCTCACCCATGTCGTTATAAAAGTTCTCAAAACACTCTAACCACTCATTACACACCTTTACCCCCTTGTTTCCATAGTATTTATAGTTAGCAGCGTTTTTGTTATAGCACCTTGTTTTCATGTCCATCCAGGCTTTATAGGTTTGTGTATTGGACAGACCGTGTTTTTTATTGAAGCGAGCCATAACCACTAAGACTGCGACAACACTCTAGCCCACAGGAGTCCTTAAGGTTTATATTTGAGAAGTACTTTCTCCTCGGAACTTATCGATGTTTATCGATAGCTGAATGCTCAGATTGTCGCCTAGTTAAGCAATTAACTAGTGAAAATCGGGTGAATTCAGGGAAGCCCTAACGTAGAGACGAGGGTAATCCTGAGCGAAGCCAAAGGTACACCTTTGGAACGTGCAGAGACTACCGGAGAGGTTTAGCCCTCTTAATAACCGGCTAGAGCGCCCGACACCCCACGTGGGTGAAGAGATAGTCCAGACCTCGGGGAAACCTGAGACAATCTGAATGACTTTCCGAAGATTTTAGGTGCGGAGCTGTACCGTCCTCATCCGGCGTATATCGTCGAGATGGCGGCTGAGCCCGTGGTTGTTCACGACTTCTCGAAACAACCCGGCCAGACTGTGCAGCTGGACCGTTACCGCTTCTTCGGTAATCCTGGCTCTAAGGAATCCCGCGAGCGTACTGCTGAGCAGACCATTGGTACTGCCAACAGCCGCAATATCGTGAAGGATAAGGTGCTGGTGACTCTTCGCGAGTACACCGGTCCTGCTGACCCGAGTGATCCCACTCAGCCCAGCACCTTCAAGATTGCGCGTGAGACCCTGATTACCGCCCAGCGTCTGCTGCTGGACACCGGTAACCTCACCACCTTCCACCAATCCATCGGCAGCCTGACTCTGCTCGACGACTATCGTCGTTGGCGCGACCGGGTGTTCATCAACGAACTTCTGAAGGCTGTTTCCAAGGGTCAGGCTTCTGACACCCAAGGCGGTTACTACTTCCCTGGTGATCTCGCCACCGGTGCTCTGACCTACACCAACGCCGAGCAAGCTAAGTTCGACGTTAAGGATGACCTGCTGCGCGTGGTGAAGAGCCTGCGTAAGCGGAACACTCCTACCTTCCAGGATGGTTTCTATCGCTGCGTTTGCGATCCGACCTTCCTGATGCACCTGCGTCAGAACAGCGACTTCCGTGAAGTTGCTCGTTATCCTGGCAACGGGCAGATCAACCCCCTCATGTCCGGTATGCAGCCCAACGCTGCACTGTACATGGGTCAAGGCTTCGGTCAGGCTACCTTCGTGGCCGGCGAGCCGATCATGCCCACCGGCTTCGTGTTTGAAGGCGTGCGCTTCTTCGAAAGCACCAACATGCCTACTCAAACTCAGAGCGCGACCATCGCCTCCAGCACCGCTAACTACAACGCTGCTGTCGGTATCTTCTTCGGTCCTCAGGCCGTTGGTGTTGGCATCGGTGGCAACAATGCCCAGGTGCTCCTCAACAACAACGACGATTTCAGCCGCTTTATCATGATGATTTGGAGCCTGTACGCAGGTTTCGAACTCCTGAACGCTGACTTCGTCACCGTTGGTTACTCTTTCGACGCTTGAGGAGGTAACTAACAATGACGATCAACCCTAACCAGATCTCAGTTTCCAAGATTTATCCTGGAAACTACACGAATGTTCTTCGTTACTGGCACGAAGAAAAAACCATGCAGTTTGAGAACGCCAATGGCGTTCCTACGAACTACACCAACCAACCCGTCGGCGGCCCTGTCGGCGTGGTGTTCCGTCCCGGTTGGATTGCTCAGCAAGCCATCGGTTACGTTGACCTG